TGCCTACCGGCGACGGTCCTGATGCTCCAGCGGACTATGTTCTGCAACGTCGCGGCAAACGCCACGACTACTTCACCTCCTGCCTGCCTTGGCCTCAGAAAGGCCCCGGGGTTCAAATCCCCCTCGGTACAACCGCACCTGTCACGGGAACTCCTGTCTTCTCCGTCGGTGGCTCTACCGGCCTCAATCTCATATCTCAAGGCGGCTCTGGTGACACTTACTGGTCATCTGGCACTGCTGCCAGTACTCCAGTAGCCACTGTAACGGGCGGCCTCTTTGCCGACCTCTCAGCCGCTTCTGCGGCCACAATCAACAGCCTGCGCCAGGCTTTCCAAATCCAAAAAATCTTCGAGAGAGACGCCCGTGGCGGTACTCGTTATACGGAACTCATTCGCTCTCACTTCGGCGTCACCTCGCCTGATGCTCGTTTACAACGTCCCGAATACCTGGGCGGCGGATCTACACCGATCAACGTCTCTCCTGTACCGCAAACCAGTGGTACTACCGCCGAAACACCTCAGGGCAACCTTGCCGCCATTGGTACAGGTCTACTCACTGACCATGGCTTTACAACATCATTTACCGAGCACTGTCTTGTTATTGGACTCGTCTCGGTACGGGCGGATCTTACCTATCAACAAGGACTCAATCGGATGTGGTCCCGACGGACCCGATTCGACTTTTTCTGGCCTGCGCTGGCTCACATCGGCGAACAAGCCGTACTTCAGCAGGAAATATTTACATCGCCCGTCGATGCCGATAACAAAAAAGTCTTCGGCTACCAGGAACGATTCGCCGAATACCGCTACAAACCTTCAATTATCACTGGACTGTTTCGATCCACTGCCGCGCAGTCATTAGACGCGTGGCACCTCTCGCAAGAATTTGCGACAGCTCCAGTACTCGACGAAAACTTTATCGTCGAAAACCCACCAGTCGACCGCGTTATTGCGGTCACGACTGAACCTCACTTCCTCTTCGACAGCCACTTTACCGTGCGCTGTGCCCGTCCAATGCCGGTTTACGGCGTACCGGGCTTAATCGACCACTTCTAAGGAGAACACCATGATTGGTGCCGCCGTTATGGCGGGAGCCGCAGCACTGGGCAGTTACATGTCCAGTCGCTCTTCCGCTAAAGGCCAAGAAAAGGCCAATGAGCAAAATATGGAAATTGCTCAAAAACAAATGGACTTCCAACGTGAAATGTCCAATACCGCGCATCAACGCGAAGTCGCTGATATGCGCGCTGCCGGGCTTAACCCCATCCTCTCCGCCACTGGCGGACCAGGTGCATCTTCTCCACCTGGTGCGTCCGCTGAAATGAAGGACGCCAAAACACCCGGAATTAATTCCGCACTCAAAGCCATCGATACGATGGCAAATGCTTTTCTCACCAAGGAACTCACAGATAAAGCAAAACAGGACACTCAACTGTCCGAACAACTTAAGGAAACGTCTCGCACGGATTCCACACTTAAAGCCGCTCAACGCGGCAAAACTATCCGAGAGCAAGACCTCGTAGAGGCAAATACATCAACTGCCAAAGCAGCAAAATTCAACATCGAAGAAGACACCAACGTAAAAAAATCTCTTCAAAAACTACAACAGTCTGAAATCGATAAAAACAACCAATTCACTAACTTGCTCAAGGAACAAGGCGTAACCGAAGGCTTTCGGGCTCGCCTAACATCACTCAACGGCGAACAAGCCGCTGAACTACTCAAAGGTCTAAAAACTGAAGGAGAAATCTCCGAAACAGCCTATGGCAAAGCCATGCAATACCTAAAACGGCTTAGCGATTCCCTTCCGGGAATTCGCATTAAAGCCGGTACAAAATCCTTTGATTCAAACTAAAGGTCACGGCAAAGTGCCGGAAATTCTTTCCGGCGCTTTGACGGACCCACACTTACGGAGTAACTAAGATGTCATTCAATCCTGAACTACGCACACACTTGACCGCACCTAAAAACACACTAACAATCGCGCCTTATCAAACTAAAAACAAAATAGCGCTAACTTTTCCACCAAACTCACCACACACGCGTCAAGAATTCAAAGATGAATGCGACATCAACAACATCATGAGCCAGTACTTGCAATCTGGCGAATTCTTCCACATCAACGAGGCTGCTCCGCAGTACCTCGACTGCACCGGCGCAGACTTCCGTGCCCAAATGGACTACGTCGCCGGTGCCTTCACGATGTTCGAGGAACTGCCCTCGAACATCCGTACCAAATTCAACAACGATCCCGCAGAATTCCTCGACTTCTGCTCCCACGAAAAAAACCGGCCAGAACTGGCCGAAATGGGCCTCCTGAGCCCTGAAGCCACAGAACGCTTCAACACCTCGATAGCGCCGAAGGCCGCTCCAACACCGCCTACAGAGCCTCCTGTAGGCGATAAACCAACAACCGCTTGACAAGCGGACGGGGCATATTGTATTCCTTGGTATCAATATGCCCCATGACACCAAAGGTGTCTAAAAACCTGTCCGGAGGACAAAATATGAAGAAGCGCAGCGCAATTCCAAACAAAAAATCGAGAAAACTCTTCTCGAAAACCGCGTCGAAGACGCATAAAAAAAACGTCGCCGGCAATCCAATGCGCGGCGGCATCCGGCTCTGAAATGCCTTGCTATAAGCCGGTTCCTGTTTGGCGCTCCAAACAGCTCAACCCATCCGGCAAACGATCCCTTGTGTTTTCTGAAAACCTTGGGATCGACGGCACACGCATGGATATACCCTGCGGCGGCTGCGTAGGCTGCCGCTTAGACCGTGCTGCCGAATGGCAAACCCGTCTGATTCACGAATCAAAAATGCACCCGCTTAACTGTTTCATTACCTGCACTTACGACGATGAACACCTCCCACCTGGAGGAACACTCGTCAAAAAACACTTTCAGGACTTTATGAAACGCCTCCGCAAACATACAAACGGAGGTATTCGCTTTTTCGCCTGTGGCGAATACGGCGATACAACAAGGAGACCCCACTACCATGCAATTATCTTCGGATACGACTTCGGCGATAAACGAAAGCACTCCAAAGGTTCACGTGGAGATCATCTCTTCAATTCAAATACCCTTAACCAGTTATGGGGAATGGGTAACTGTATTATTGGTGCAGTCTCCCCCGATTCTTGCGGATACGTCGCAAGATACATAATGAAAAAAATAACTGGCCAATTAGCCAGTGAACACTACAAAAACGTAGACACAAAAACTGGAGAAATCATTGAGATTCTTCCGGAGTATATTCATATGTCTACTCGGCCAGCCATTGGCCTTAACTTCTATGAGAAGTACAAAGATGAAATCACCCAATCCGACTATGTCGTCGTTAAAGGTAAAAAGCGCAAAACCCCGCGTTACTACGACAAGCGACTTGAGAAAGAAAATCCAGAACGTCACGAAGACGTTAAATTCATTCGAAGTCAAAATGCTCTTAAAAGAGCCGCCGACAATACCGATGAGCGACTTGCTGTCCGCGAAGAAGTAAAACTCGCAACTATTTCACCACTCAAGAGGAACCTCTAATGCAAACTGAACTGTTCGCTGTCTACGACAACAAGGCGCAAGCCTTTGCAACTCCATTTGCTATGCAAAACCGGGCTATGGCAATTCGCGCGTTTAAATACGCTGTCAATGACAAAACGACCGAACCCGGTAAATACCCTGAGGACTATTCCCTATTCATCCTCGGCACTTTCAATGACGCGGACGCGTCTATAGAACTTATTAAAACAACCTGCATCGCTTATGGCCTTGCCCTGGTCGATGCTCCACAAGAAGAGGTAAACGAAAATGTCGCTTAAAATGCAACCACGGCAGAGCCAAAATCATGTCTTCTCCCAAGTTCCGAAAGCTGAAATTCCCCGTTCGTCCTTTGACCGTTCGCACGGTCACAAAACAACGTTCGACGCCGGATTGCTCGTACCCGTATTCGTTGACGAAGCACTTCCCGGCGATACCTTCAACCTGAAAATGACCGGCTTCGCCCGGCTGGCTACACCCATTTTCCCAATCATGGATAACATGTACATGGAAACGCATTACTTCAGCGTTCCTATGCGCCTTGTCTGGGACAACTGGCAAAAATTCAACGGCGAACAAAAAAACCCCGGCGACTCTACCGACTTTGTCATTCCTCAAATGGTCGCGCCTACCGGCGGTTATGGCATCAATTCCCTGTCTGACTACATGGGTCTGCCAACCGGCGTTCAAGCCTTCTCTCACAGTGCGCTCTGGCACCGCGCTTACAATCTGATCTGGAACGAATGGTTTCGCGATCAAAACCTTCAGGACTCATTACCGGTGCCTACCGGCGACGGTCCTGATGCTCCAGCGGACTATGTTCTGCAACGTCGCGGCAAACGCCACGACTACTTCACCTCCTGCCTGCCTTGGCCTCAGAAAGGCCCCGGGGTTCAAATCCC